TTGTTTTATCAAAACTAGAATGATTATCACTATAGAAACCAACAAAAAAATCAGAATCGTCTATTGTAGCATTATTTCTAAACAATAAAGCGTATCTATAACGATAATATTTACTTTCCCCAACAAAAGTAAAATTGTTTTCAGAGGCTTGTGTGAAACTTTGTTTCTGCTGTCCAGCTCTAAATGGCAAATATTCCCCAACTAAATTTTGATAAGTGACCACAGTAGTAAAAAGCCGACTTCCTGCAAAAGATCCATCAGGATTATATCTACCCGCAGACTCAACAACGCTAGCCCCACCCCTATCTTTTACCTTTACATTTTGAAATGTTGTTATGTCTGTAGATACACTTCTTCCATCAGAAGCGGAAGATTGAGATTCTGGATCTTGATCAGATTCAACAGAGACAGAAACTGGAGTCCCATCTAAATAGACTCCTCTGGACAATTCGCTTTCATCCAAAAGATTACCTTTAGTATCCACCAAACCTTCAATCGGCCCATCTGATATTAAGTCTAAAGTCTCCATATAACTAAAAGAAGACCCAAATTGGAAATCTCCTATTTTGGGAGGCGACAGAACAGCAGGTTTAACTTTAGGTTTTTTCCCCGCCCCATAAAGCTTTTTCTTCCTAGATAAATGATTCATTTAAATATTAGGGTTGGAGATTTCATAATTTTCACCTTCAGATTCAATATACGCATTATGTTCCATAGCATCAATAGAACTAATTGTTTGAGGAAGCGACTTAAGTGATGACTGAATAACGCTTGAACCAACCTTTAACCTACCATATCCAATTGGAAGAGGTGAGCCTTGAGCAGCTAAGTTAATTTGACTACTGCTAAACATCAAAGATTTGCTATCTCCACCTACAACTGTTTCGCCCCCATCAATTGTACCCGGGTCCATTAATGCGTATTGTATAGTAGCTGCGACCAAAGAAACAGCAAGCATTTTAAGAAGAGGAATAAATGCGCCAGACCCAACAATAAATGGCACAAAATCTATTTCTTGAGGTTTTTTATTATTTAAAAACTCCTCTTTATTTAATCTTTTTTTGTTGACGATTAATTCGTAAGAAAAGCCTTGTTTTTGAAGATCTACAACAGTTTTTCTGAAGCCATCTCTGTTGGCATCAATAGCGCGAATAACATCTCTAGGCTTACCAATGTCCATTTTAAAGACTTGGCCATATTTCTGCGCTAAAATTCCATGTAATCTAATAGTTGTCATAGTCTTCCTTGAACCTGTTATGTATATTTACATCTGTTTCTAAATTTTGTGGCTGATAAAGATTAAATTTTTTAGTTTCAACGCTATATATTAAGAAGGGTATGCAACAGGTATTAGACATTTTAACATCAAACTCTGATGGTTCAGCGTCAGAATTGATGTGACTATGGTAAACAGCTACTAGATTATATTTATCCTTAAACAGTAAATAGTTCAAAGGATCAATCATAAAATGCTTCGACGGGTCTTCAGCAATATTTTTTTGAATTTGAACTATATAAGAATCTTTATCTGCATCAAAACCTAAAAAACCGCAAATCTCTATGAAGGAGTTAGATTCCGACTCATCCACTATCTGCTGTAAACTTTCTTTTAAATTCATATATTTTGAGATCCTAAAGCTTTGTAATCAAATCCATCTGTTCCGGGGAAACCTCCAAAAGGTAATTCAAATTGAGCATTTTGATTCGGAACAAATTCTTGAAACTTACCTTTTACATACTCTATAGTCCTTTTTTCAAAGTCCCCAGTAGCCCCAAATCCTGTTATATCGTAGTTATTATGAGACTCATCCTGAATAACAAGCTTATTAGAGCTTAATCCTGTTTGCATATCATACCAAAATACGAGCCTGTCTGACCCTGTTAAACTGCTTAAATAGCCAGTTGCTTCATCATAAGCTAAAGGAACATAGTCACAGTAAGTCTGAGTCGTTTTTTGTAAGTCATTATCAGTAAGATAATGTTCTAAATCTGATATAGAGTTAGTAGAGCCAACCCATGCGACCTCATCATCTGTCAACCTACCAGACCAAAGACAAGCTTGACCTATATCCCCTCCGAAGCAAATTTTTTCATCCAAATTATCCCTGTTATCAGAAAACAAAGATACTAAATCAACCCCAGCTGTACTAGTATTAGTCTTTATAGTAGATTTGCTAGAGAAGACAGTTTTTCCATATTGATCTTTTTGGGGATCAACTAAAACTTCCACTGTCGAATCAATATTTTTCCTTAAGACTACGCAATGAAATTTATCTTGAGATGCAATTTTTGTCTCTACTTTAGTTAATTTATTGTTTGTCCCGCCCTCTGCGATTGTAGCAAAATCTAGATAAGAGTTTTCATCATCTTCAACTCTCGATGAAAAATGCAAATTAGCCTTTACTAAGTTGGTATTGAAAGTCCCATCTTCATTTGGAGAAAATTCAAAACTAGTTCTAGGTAATTCATGAGTAGCGAAAACAACTGGGTTATACCAATCCCCATTGTCGTCTTGGTATTGAGATTGGCCACGAACCCAAATTGAAAATGTCCAAGAGTCCTTGCTAAAAGCTCCTGTAACATTAGGATCCTCCGTTACGAATGAGGCTGCGCTAGTTCTAGGTAGGTTTAAATAATCAGAAGTAGCCTCCTCTTCACCCACAAAACTCTTTACCAAACTTTTGCTAGAAAAACGTTTTTGACAGGCTTCTATTTTTTTATTACAGCCATCTTTTTGCCAGTACGTAGGATTACCTTCTGGATGCTGCCCCGTATTATCCTGTGAGCAAACATACCAAGTTTTGTGAAATATTGGATCACTGGTTTCTCTGTCCCTATCTAGGATTATTGATTGATCTTCAATATAAGCAACATCCCCAACTTGATATCCACGGTCAGGTTGATAAAAAAACTGCCCATCATAAATATTATCAGACGTTAAAGTAATAACGTTGCTGTTTGCGTCAGTAAAAGCTTCTCCATCTTCCATCTCTACTGGCAAACCTTCATAGCGACAACCTAAACCTCTATACTGCCAATAACAATATTTAGCATTTACAGTCCTATGATTAACATCAAAATTATCTAAATCTAGGGGTAAATTAAGTTCAAACTCCACATAGGATTTGTTTTCTTGTACTTTTTGACCTATATAGTACTTTTCTTCTGAGATTTCAGAGTCAGAATTAGCTAGCCCAAAAGGGTTATCCCCATCAAAATTCGCATCGTCCAAGTGTTTTATGAAGACTTTTTTCCTAAATATTTTAGCGTTTTTAAAATCTTTATATTTACCCAAGAAATAGGTGACAATGCTATTATTATTGCTAACTTTAATCTTGGGCCTTGGCAAAGTTCCATCTCCAAATACTCCGAAACCTTCAGATTCTACAGGGATCGGTATATATTGCACACCTTGCCAAATAACATTGTCGCCAAAGACGGAACCTCCATGAAAACTTAAGAATATTGAGGGAGAATTTACTGTATCTGGATACAATTTGTATAGCTCTAAGATTGCAGTTGGTTGTAAATCCAACAAACTTCTTGCCACTTCGTTTTTTCCTTCAACCGCCATGTTTAATATTACACTTCTTTTAGTATTATAAACAAGAGAAATGATAATTAAACAACTAATTGATAAGTCTGAAGCTTGGGAAGACTTTAGGGATTTCTGTTTGAAGTCCAAGCCTTATAAAGCTTTTTCTATTGGATCTAGGCATATGAGGGTAAACTCTGTAAGAAGATATTTTGACCAATTTTGCCAAGATTGCGATATTTACTATTGCAAAAATATAGGTTATGTTTTTTTAAAGGAATGTAAAGTTTACAACCATATACAGTTTTTATTTAGTAGTCAGATTAGGTCTAGTTTAGCTGCAATAGAAGCTTTCCACTCAATATTAGATTACGTCCATCAAAAGAATGGAAAGTACTTCAAATCGGAAGTCAGACGTGTATTTAAAGTTAATTCTTATAAAAAATGGATTGATAGATACGACAAAAGAGCTATAATATTAAATAATGAGGACGAGACCGTCCTATGGTATAATAAACAAAAAATGGAAAAAACCCTTAAAGTTATAGGAACAAATGACGTTAGTCAGCACCTACAAGATAAAATCGTTAAGTACGAGATTATTAATGTAGAATCTGGAATAAACGCCTGTGTGACTCAAGTTTCTATTGATGACCAAAAATATCTTTTTGATTGCAAACGTATCTCACTAAGAGAAGGAAAAGGCATTATTCAAGGTATGATTTCTGACGATAAGACATTTGTAGCGAACATAGTTTTAGAATTTAACCCATAAAATGAACCAAGAATTAGTAAAATATCGTGTTTACGATAAAAAAGGAGAATATCACCATTCTTACACATCTAAGAATGATGCGATTAATTGCGCCAAATATGTTTCTGGCTCTGTAAAAAGTGTAAAAGATGACGAAGAGAAAGAAGTTTTTAATGCTAAAAAATTAAAAAAATGATATCTCTAGTCAAATCTGTCTTAAAAAGCGTTGAACTGTACCTGATGCTCAGGAATAAGTTAGCTTTTTTCGAAATCAAAAACCAACACAGAAAAATAAAAAATGAACTCATTAATGAAATTGAAGAATTACGCGCTGCTGGTGATAGTAACTCCTCTGATCGGGCTGACCTCTTGCGGAAACGGCTCAAGTCCGAAAACAACGACTTTGAACATATATCAACCGTCTTCCTTGAAGCTAAAGGCGGGGACTCCAGTTCAGACTCAGGAGGGCATATACACTCCCCTGACTGATGAAGTTTGGCATTCTGACGCTAGATACAGAAAATTAGAAAGAGAACTTTTCGATTAAACAAAAAAAAACGGCATCCATAACGGATGCCGTTTTTATTTATGTGTAGATCTTTATTACCTTCTTTTTCGCTGTAAAAGAAGTAGTAATCCCAGTCCTCCGAGTAAGCTTGAGCTGAGTTCTGGTATAGGTTTTAACTCAACAGAGTTACCAATGATAAGTTCTTGTGGGATAACCTCATCAAAAACAAAGTTGTCCATTCCAAAACAGAATGCTGACCATTCACCTTGGACGTACTCACCCGTTGTCCATTGCGATAAATCGCGGATAACAACTTTGTCAACATTATCAAAAGAAGAGGGAAGAAAGACATCTTGGTATTCGCCTCCCCAATCTTCACTTGGTAATTTAAACTCTTCAGTAACTATTGCCCCATCTAACCATCCTTGGATAGCAATGATTTCGTCTCCAGTTGCTGCTCCTCCGCCGATTTCAGTGTTAGATGTCAAATGGAAGAACTGAAGATCGAATGGGGTGTTTCCCTCTCGGTAAATCTCAATAGATGAAATTGCGCTCCAATGGCCATGAATTACATCATCTCCAGCACCGTAGTAATTTCCTACAGTTTGAAAGCTCCAATCTTCATTAGGGGACAAATAGTCTAGGATGACATCTCCTTCTTGATAGCTCATCACGCCATCGTTATAAGATTGTGCATCAGTGATGACGATTTCTCCATTTTCAAGATTTGCGGTTCCTCCAGTAAAGGTGACAATAGCCGCCTTAGCAAAAGAAGTTGCGAATAATAGTGATAGTATCAGTGGTATTAGTTTGTTCATTTTTTTACTTTTTTAAGTAGATAGTTTTTAAATTTGGTTAAGTTTCCAGTCACTTTTCCAAGCATCTTCCCTAACTTACTTTCTTCTGGCACAATACAAGCAAGTGTCCCAATAAGGCCCATGACAGAAACAACGAACTCTGGCATGGAGGACATATACGGGGCTAAAATTTTATCAAATATTTCTTCCATTACTCATTGCCTAAAGGCGTTACAGGTTTGTCTTTTTCTAATTCTTCTTTAGTTTTGGGAAGAATTCCCTTTTCTTCTAGTTCCTTCTTCTTTTCAGCTGCTTCTTTGAACCTAGCTGACTGTTCTTCGTTAGAAAGCTCTTCATCTCCACCCTCGCCTTCAGAGGATGGACCAGTTCCTTCGATGTCTCCAAAGCCTTCTTCAGCATACCTAATGACACTTTTAAATGACGAGAATCCAAGAGCTGACTCTGTAAACTGATTAAATTTGGAGAATACTCCATATTCTTGTTCGCTAACAACTGCTATTTCGATACCCTCTGCTTTAACGGTTTTAGCTTGGAAGTAGGCTCCGCTACCTATAGACATAACACCAGCAGTACCAATCGCTGCAACTTTTTGACTAGCTTCTTGGAAGAATGTTGCTGTTGCCGCAGTTATACTTGGGCTTGTTGCTGCCGCTGCTGTTTGAGTTGTAGCTGCTACAGCACCAGCTCCTGCCACAGTTTTCGTGGCCTTTTTAATTAATTCTTTATTATTCTCAGCTATTTCTGAAAGCTTGTCTAGAGTAGAAGTATCTGGAGTTTCCGCTTTAATTTCTTGCGTTTTTACTTCTTCTGCTTTTTCAGTTTCCTCTACAACTGTATCCTCGACTTCTTCATCTTCTACTTCAGAGCCGCACTCCTCACAAACACATTTTTGACTCTCTAAATGCTTTATTCTTTGCAGTAAAGCCCAAGCAGTCTCTCTTGTATGCCTATCTAGATCAGAAATGACATCGCTATCTTCTGGGTTACAGTATTTTAAGGCAAAAGCTGTAGCTTCTTCCAGTTCTTTATTTTTTTTCCCCATTTGATTTTTATTACACGTAAATCGTAATTTTTGAAATATTTTAATAAAAATTAAAATAAATTGTGTAATTAAACTCATGGATCACTGGACAGTTATCTCATCTGTAATATCAGCGTTATTTGGTGGGGCTTTATGGAATTATATGGGCAAGAGGCTAAGTGCTGAACAGCAAATAAAAAAATTAGATTACCAAACAGAAGGAGTCCTGCTTGATAACCTAATTGAAAGAGTAAGCAAATTAGAGACTTTACTTACCGCCTCTTCAGAAGAAAAAGAGGCTATGAGGGTTCAAATTAGTGAATTAACCGTCCAAGTAACAGAATTAAAAGTTGAAATCAAATTCTTGAGAGAAGAGAACTCAAGGCTTAGAGAACAAAATCAAAGTATATAAACATTATAAGAAGGTTGATTACCCTCTTGAAACGTGTTTTTATAAATGTGGAAGTTGAAATCGCCATCATTCTCAGCCAACTTTTTCAAGAACTCAGGGGTGAACTTGACGCAACCAGACAGGTAAGAATCGCCCTTCTTACTTTTCTTGATCCAGCAGCCTCCAACTTTTTTCTCAGACCACTCACTGAAAGAGTCCCTCTGCTGCTGTGAGGAAATCTGATTTGTGCTTGGATGGAACGCGTTGGTATTGACGTTTGAACCTTCTATAATTTCTTCTTGATGTCGAATCTTCATTGATTAATGATAATGCTTTTCTGATTTTTTTGCAAGTTTTTCCGCTCATAATTTTGCTATGTAAGTTTCTGCGCCTTTTATAAAGCCGAGTTTTCGGTAAAGATTTTTCACTTTGTCTTTTTTAGGAGACTTCTCTGAGATGCCCATGAGTATATTTTCGTAGCCACTTTCTCTAGCAAATTTAACTGCTGTAGCTAAAAGTTTATAACCTACTCTTGGGTTAGCTGACAACCAAATATATTCAGAAAACATCTCAACCCCATGTTTAGGGCTTTTCTCTTTAAGAAAGATGATTCCAGCGTCATACTTGTTATCTTCATTTAAATTAGCCCAAACAAAAACATTAAAAACTAGCATTCTGTCATGGCCAAAAGCTTTTTTTAGTGTATCTGTATTATTAGGTAAAAGATGGTAATAGTTATTAGCCTCCTCATTGAGGCTCAGATAGTCAGAGACATCATCTACAGCCTTACAAAATTCATCTGCGGTGACTATCCTTTTGATCATTTATGGACAAGAGCAATTAGCTTACGGACTTCTTTAGTTGGGATATCTTTCCAAGATTTCCATTTCGCAACGTCTTCATTTTTGTAAATCTCATTCTTCCAGAAAACCTTCAACATCTCGATGAAGTCATCAAAAGATGATACACCCTTTTTAGATAGAAGAGTCTTTTGTAGCAGCCCAATAGGTGTAGTAGCCGCAATCTCTACAGAATCTATAGAGACACTGTTGTTTGCGCCTTTAGACTTGTCAATCTCATCAGCGCCCACGATATGAATATTTAGGAAGTTTCGAACACATCGAACGAAAGCTCTATTACACGCGATTGTTTCCAGAAATTTAGAAGCAAAAGAGTCTGTATTATCTAGAGTCGCATTAGCTACATCCTGATAAATCACACGCTCACTACCGCTTTCATAGTTAGGTGACCAAATAATCTCGCAAGAGGCGATCACATAGCTTTCTGAAATACTCTCAGTCTTAAATGACACGCTTTCAAAACCTCTAAGCCTAGCAAGTTCTTTAATACCCCCAAGCATAATCAATAATTGATTATCAGCCAACCCCTCGGAAGATTCAGGCATTGGCTTATTCCTGTAGTTAAACCAGTCTCTATTTGGATAAAGAAACTCTGGCTTGATCATAGCTCGCCAATCGACAGAACCATCCTCGTTGAATATGTAATCAACGTTTTCAAGTAGACCATTATCGTCTCTTTTGTAAACATCTGGCCCGAATAACTTTTTCTTAACTGCTTTTTTAGCTACCTTCTTCTTGCTCATAAATATAGAAATGTTTGGACTCTTCCCAATATTCAGGAGTATCCAATACTTTGTCGCAGGAGTCAAGACCTTTTTTGTAATGGGCGTAGCTTGTGTACACCTTATCAGCCTCAACAATTTTCTTATTGGTTAAAAATTTAGCATTTGAAGAGCAATCAATAGCGTCACACTCTTGATCTTTTAAGTGAACTTGATTTTCAAAATACTGATTCCTTAAATAGGGCAAATCGCCCTCCTCGTCTGACAAAAGTATAAAATCTATGTTTAGCTTTTTTAGAGCCTCAAAATACTCTTCAGGAATCGTATCATTCTTGTCTTGAATAGTATACAAGATCCTCTTGATATTATTTCGGAATTGAACCAGCATATTCACTTGTGGGAGTTGGTCTGTAACCAAGACCACTTCGTGGTTAGCGCAGTAGTATAGGAGAGCCTCCTCCGCAACTCCATAATCAATACGAACAAAAAGACTCTTTGGTAGGCCTTTAGTAATCTCTGTAGGAACTACCTCGACAATTTTTTGGTAGTAAGAATCTCCTATATTAATTGTTTTAAAATTAAAATTTAAATCTTCTAACCCGCAAAACTCTAATATTTTTTTGCAGACTACCTCTGGTTTTATTGAATCAATCTGCCTCTGGGGATCTTGATTAGAAAAACATGGTCTTGCGTCCCACTCAGGCTCTAGACAGGCTTTATTCTTAAAGCTGCCCCAGAATGGCTTTGTATTGCTTGCATAGTTGTTTCCGTGCAGCGTAATCGTTTTTACGTCCTGTGAGCTAGCATACTGAGCTAGGTAACTGTCTGGCCCAAGATACAAAAGGCTTTTGGAGACAATATACGCTTCATTCTTTAAGCTGCAACTTAAATGCCTATTGACTCCTGTGATAGCATTTTTGCCACCAATTTGATAAATCTTAATGTTATTTTTATCTAAAGTCTCCTTTAGTAGCTGGAATACTGTAGAGTAATGCTTGTAGATTTTGGATTGAGATTGCTCCGCATCATAAAACACAATATACTTTTCATCCAAACAAGGAAAGAAATGCTGTTGCAGGTCAGGCTTTGAAGCTTTTACCCCTAAGCTCTTTGAGTATTCATGAAGTAAGTGAGACATTATACAAAAGAAAATTCATGTTTTGTGATCCCATTATGCGTGAAGCATATGGATTTTTGAGTGGTTGCATGAGGGTAGAACGCCGCACTGAATAAACCCTCAGATTTACCAGCCCCCTCTAGAGCAAAAATATTTTCTATTTCCTTGGTGTATTTAAATACTTTATGAACATAAGGGCTGTCCTCAATCAACTCAAAATATTCAGGTTTTGTAAATATATAAATATTATAATCAGAATATAACTTCTTAAACCTCTTCATAAGAGAATTAATCAATAATACATCAACTTCAGATTCAGGAATCACAACAGCAATTCTTGAATCTTTATCCTGTTGCCCCAATAAATCTTCCAAAGATTTAGTTTCGCTTTTCCCAATCTGTTTTTTAGCTACAGATCTAAAGTGTTTTATAATGTCTTCCGCTTTAGTTCCAGATTTCAACTTATCCACCCAATGTTTAACACCTGAAGAATTAGCATCCACATCCTCATCCAATATATTCTTGTAGATATCGACTAAGAACTCTGCTAAATCTGTATGCTTTGGAACTTCATAATCTGGGTTATAGCCTCTAAGCTTAGAATCATAATTGTAATCAACCTCTGGCATATTGTCGATAATATCCTCTAGCTGTTTACCAATAACCTCAGTCGAGAAGTTATCAATAACCCACTGTCGAGCCACCTTACCCATTTCACTCTTTTGAGAAGGTTCCATTTTATAAACCTTCTCTATTTCGTCGCTGATTGAAATTGGGCAAGTTGACGCTTTGATGAATTGAGTACCGGGTTCTCTATACTCGCTCCAGTCAAGGGGGATTCCACCACTCTCTTCTGTACAGTTATCTTCTCCACATGAGTAGTCGGTGACAAGAGTGACAAGCTCTGTCAGTTTAGCTTCTTGGATGGGTATCTCCTGACCACCACTTGTAAATGGGTGACAGTATAAATCCATCAGATTGTAAATCTCATTAAGCTGTTTCTCATTTACACCTTTCTTAGTGTTAGTTGTGTTAACAGACTTTTTAGAACCACAATTATCACAGTCTTTTTCCTGACCTTGAAAAGGTTTGATTGTATAAGTGTTACATTTAGAGCAGACATGAGTAGTTAAGATGTCTGATTTATCTAAACCCTTTTCGGAAATAAGATTGTTGATATCCCAACCTTCACCCCAATGAGTGTGAAGCAGCAACTTCACTTTACATTCTGGATTCTTCTCTTTGAAAATCTTAAAACCCTCCAGTAAGTTTGGCACAGACTTACGAAGTTGATTCCTAAAAACAAAACCGATAATGAACTCATCAGATAACCCTTGAGCTTCTCGTAGGTTAGATCTTTTCTCATCTGATAAGCGAATAAAATTTTCATGCTCCAGAGAACCTCTTAAGGTTTTCACATGATCATAGCCCATTTCATTCATAGCCTTCTCTGCAAAACTAGCCCAAACATAGTAGTTCTTGGTTTTAGGGGCATATTCAACTGCTTGAGGAAGAATTGGTAAACTGTCTAGAGTTGTCCAAACCATACAGTTTATTTTATTCCACCAAGGCTTGTGATGGTAATCTTTAAAAGCCCAAATGTCCTCCATACCAATATAGACATCAGGCTTGAATTCTTTTACCGCTCTATCCACAGCCGAGAAACCATATCCTTCAGCTCGCTGCCTCGTTTTATCCATGCTTGTTAAAGAGGATTTAGAAGGTAAAGATCCAACAGCTTTCCAAGGCATTAGGCTTAGTTGTGGATTTGACCACGGCATACCATTCGCCAACTCAAACAACTCATACTTACCTGTGTTATGCAGGTAACGCATTATGTTTTTCTTGTTCTTGCCAAAGCCCGTAAAAGCTTTGCATGAATTAGAATGGATTAGAACTTTTTTCTTCACTGACGAGATTTAATTTCTTCGTTTTTAGTCATGCGATAAGCGTAAAGCTCTTGAAGAGAAAACTTAAAAAACTCAAGCAAGCAGTAAGCTTCTGACATCTCAACTCCAATTCCAAACTTATTTGTAGAATTTCTGATTATGCCAAAAGAAAATGCATTAGGTCTTCCCTGTCTCTCCCAAAGTTTAAAAGAGATTTGTGTCTTGTTGTCCTCATAAGAGTGATAAGCGGAGAATTCTGTATGGTTTTCAATAGCGTTAATTAACCCGCCAATCTCGACCTCATTCAACTTAATGGAAATTGAGGCTTCTGGGTTTTTAGAGTTCTGAGAGAAAGACCCCGTTTTCTTTTTGTCATCCCAAGAAAACTGCCTCACCGCCCTAACGTATACGCAAGGCTCCCCTTTTTGGTTAGAGCTGCCAATATCGCAACTAAAAGCGCAACCAGTGTTTCTAGGGTTAGGTTTATAAAGCTGAACAATCATATCCGATAATAAGAGAAATAGATTATAATTCCACTATTAATCTTGGAGTTGAGGATCTAATATAGGCTCAGCTATATTACTCAATACGAACCTTCTATTTTCTTTAATAATAGGTATTTTGCAGAGTCTTTTATAGCTCTGGGAGAATGAATCAATGAGATTAATAATGACTTCAATTCTAGAAGACTCATAAAGATAAACTTCTTTGAGGTATTGCAGTAGATAATCTAGAGCTTTTCTCCTCAACTCTAACTCGTAAAATGTGTTATACAGATTTCTATCTATAGAGATGGACATCTTATTACTAGCTTTTTCCAACAAAGCTTTTTCCGCTGAGTTATTTAAGCCATAATATAATGTGATATTAGCTATGTCAGAATAAATATGCCCTTTGCACCCATATCTTAAATCTTTAAACAAGAATTCATCGCCTGATACAAATATTGAGTTCTTATTAAAATCCCCAATAATATTTCCAGTATAATGTTTTGGTAGAGTATTCAATCTAGATAAGATCTCAGACCTTAATGTATTGATTATATCTTTACACTTGCTGTAGTCAGAGTGGTTTTCTATGTAGGATTTTTGATCTACATCGAAAACAGAGTCGATGTCAGCTTCTTTGACTAGTTTAGTTAGTAGAGTTTTATACAGTAACTTGTAATTTGAACCAGATGAAAAATAACAGTAAGAATCAACAAAAGAATCCAAGTTGGATACCAAGTGAGATCGGCCATAATCAAATAAAGATTCGGAAACATTGGACTCACAAATCAAATAAGATATTTTATCTCCGACTTTAACTATACCGCTATCCAAATATTTTGAGATATGAAGAGATTTGCCTAACTTCGTATTTTTAATCTCCCTGTTGAATTTTTCACTCTCGTAATCCAAAGAGAATTTTAAATCAAATAATTTATCGCCACTTTGGATTTGGTAAAAATCGTAATCTTCCTCAACAGAAACTAAAGAGATTTTATCTGATTTTATATCAACATTAGAGGATAATATAATCTTTTGTATGATTTTAGATTCGGCAGCTGTAATTCTCCCACTAAATGGTAAGCTATACAGGCGATCCTTGAATATAGAGTCACTCTTCATGATGTATTATAACAAAACCCCACCCCTTTTAAAGGGGCAGGGTTAATGTTATGACTACCTACACCAAATACAAATTAATTAACACGACCGAAAGTTTTCGATCCAGAACGCACTCCAGTGATACTAGTCTTGGAGAAGCGTCGAGAACGTTTAAAGTTGCGATCATAGACCACAATCGTCTGATTGGTTTCGGATTGTAGCTGAGCGTTTAGAGATTCGCCCTGCTTGGTATAAAGGCCAAAAAACCGACCTTTAGAATTACGGATTGCTTTTAGAACTGACTTACTCATGTTTTTATATTAGTATACTTTAATACTCTTGTCAACAATTTTTAAGGATATTTTATTACTTTTTTCACTCTCCATTATAAAGGAGGTTATAGGGAATTGAATGAGCTTTATCACTAAGGTTTTGATGTTTCTGGCGTTCAGATTTTTAGATTTAATTTCTTTAATTAGGAAAGACTTAATAGCTCTAGGAGCCTTTAAATCAATACCTTTATCTAGCAAACGCTTCTTTATCTTATTAATCTCAACATCAACAATACTCTCCATAATTTTATCATTCAGAGTATTGAATATTAAGGTATTTTGAATCCTAGCAATAAGCTCTGGGCGCAAATACTTGGATAAGCTGTCTTTATAGGATTCTTGCTCGTTATTGTCTGTAATGAAACCCATAGAGCTTTTTGTAGCTTCTTTATGTCCAATATTTGTTGTCATAACCACAATACACTTAGAAAAGTCTACGCGCCTATTGAAACTGTCTGAAATATAACCTTCGTCTAAAAGATGCAGCAGCAAATCTAAAATCTTGGGGTCACACTTCTCTATCTCATCAAATAAGATTACAGAGTTAGGATTATTAGATACGAACTCAGTTAATATTCCACCATCTTCGTAACCAACATAACCAGCATTAGACCCTAGCAGTTTAGAGATTCCAGTCTTATCTTGATACTCACTCATGTTGATTTGGAGGAATGAGTTTTTATTACCAAAGAAATGCTTGGCTATATTCTTAGCTGTAAAAGTCTTACCTACACTAGTTGGGCCAACAAACAAAAAGTTAGCCAAGGGTTTGCTGGGGTCATTTAAACCAACCTTGACAGAAGAAAGAATATTATAAATCCTTTCTAAAGCCTCATCTTGACCAAAGATCTCCTTCTTCATCTTCTTTTTGAAGTTAGAAAAAGATCTATTACTCTCTCCAATTATCTTTTTAGGTATCCCAGTTTTTTTCTCGAAAACTTCAAGTATTTGGTTCCTTGAGATTTTTCTCTTCTTATCTTCACCATCAATATAAGATACTAAATCTTTGACGTATTCTTCTATTAACTCTTGCGTTTGTACCTCATCTGCACCTTCGCCTCTTTGGGAGAATTTTTCCCTGATTAAAGATAAATCTTCAGCAGGATAATCTTGTTCTATTTTGGCTTTTGCCCCAACTTGGTCAATAATATCAAAAGCTTTCTCTGGGAATCTCTTATTAGACAAATAGATTTCACTCAGATCTAAGATGTCTTGGATATTCTTTTTAGAATAGTTGACTCTATGGAAATCTTTATAGAAAGAGATACTACTATTTATCATCTCTAAAGTCTGCTGTTTTGTAGGCTCTTTAATTTCCACCTTGTCGAATCTCCTCTTCAAAGCTGGATCTTTTCCAAAAGACTTTTCATATTCTTTGAATGTTGTAGCTCCTATACATTTAATAGAGCCTCTAGCTAAAGCTGGTTTAAGCATGTTTGCAGCATCTATTCCGTTGTCGTTAGAGTTACCAGCCCCCATAATGGTATGAATCTCATCAATAAAAAGAATTATCTCAGGACGATCTTCTACTTCTTTCAGCAGACCTTTGAGCCTCTCTTCAAATTGACCTCTATATTGAGTTCCTGCTATCATAGAAGCCATATCCACAGTATATATTCTGCACATCTCAATATGGGCAGGGACTTGTCCTGTGATGATTCTCTGAGCTAAACCTTCTACAATGGCAGTTTTACCCACCCCTGATTCGCCTAGTAAAATAGCATTACTTTTATGTTTTTTTGATAACACTTCAATTAGGTTATCTATCTCCTTCTCTCTTGATGTTATCGGTATTTGATTCCCATCCTCAGCCTCCTTATTCAAGTCTAAACAAAACTCCGATAAGAATCCAGAATTTTGGTCGGGTCCAGCAGCCCCAAGAGAACTCAGTAAGTCATCCAATCCTGAAGGCTGTTCCGTAGGGTGCTGCGTTACAACAAGACTAGCGTCTATGACTAGTTCGCAAAGCACTTCCGACATATGAAGGGTGTCGCAATAATCAGAGCGCACCATGTCAGAAAAACTAGATCTTAAAACGCAATAGAGTATATGCTCTACATTGACAAAGAAATCTTCATTATCATCAGCGAAAGATTTGGCATCAGCTATAATTTCGTTTAGTTCGCTGTGCCAAGCATTGTCATTTTTTGACTTCGTGAAGTAACCTTTGTTCTCCTTACATATTCTTTTAAAATCTTTTATGTAATCCTTAACAGAATAGATGATACCTCTACTCTCAAACAGTAATTGAACCCTTTCAGATAAGTTAGATAAGCATCCATAAAATAAATGAGCAGTTCTGATTAAGTCATGAGAATTTGAAGCGGCGAATAATTTTGAATCTTTTATCGCCTTCTTTGCTTTTGGAGTCAGATTATAGTCAGTTAGAGACATCATATATAGTTACGCTTATTTTACCTGAGATAACTTCATATAAATTTTATCTTTTAAGGTGTTAATAGTATTGGCAAAGATTATATCGTCTCCCTTACTGCCTGTAATGATGACGACATCGTCTTTCTTGGGCAATTTATTACCAGCATCAAGATAATCTGTCAAGCGAGATTCTCGATCACTATCCATAAATAACACATTAACCACACCTTTTTCATCATGCATCTCTAGCCTAGCATATTTATTACCATTCCTACTGGTTCTTTTCACAATATCAACTAGAACACCAACGTGTCTAACTTCGGATCTAGGTCCAGCCATTTTAACAGAATCAGAGCATTGATAATCTTCAGGATGCTTAAATATATCCCTTATGCTATACGAATAGCTATAGCCCAGCAATTGTGTTTCAAAATGCCAGTTGGCGTATTTTATTGAATGTTTGTTTAATCTACAAATCTCTTTATAAGGTTCCCACTTTTTCTTTAATGTGTTTATTCTAGTGTCTCTAAAGATCTTCTTGTTATCGTCGCCAATCATCTCATTGCCAATCACATCATTAATTGATTCAATAATATTGTAATTATAATTCTCTCCTAAAGCTATGAAGTTTCTTTTCTCTCTGTCAGTCAAAACATTGAAGACTTGAGCTTCTAGAACTAGATCTGAACGATTGCTACAGACGAAGGAGTCTAGCAACCCAGCTTGAATCAAGCTAGATAAAACGCCAATATTTAAACCGACTTGTTTGGCCACTACAAACACCTGATACTTGTTTGAGAAAGATCCCTCTCTGAAGTCTAGAAGATTGACCAAAACCTTCTCAGAAACGCCCTTAATTGAATTAAGGCCATATCTGATATCCTTACCTTCAATCTTGAAGTCAATATCAGACTTATTGAGATCAGGAGGCAACAACTTAATGTCAAAATTAATTAATTCTTGAGAGATCTTAGATATTTCATCATGACTGTTTGGTTCAAATTTAGCGAACTTTAACAAACTCAAGAAGAATTCTTGTGGGTATTTAAATTTTAAATATACAGTAATAGCAGCTAAGTAAGCATAACTGATAGAGTGGGATTTATTGAAGGAGTAATTAGCGGAGTCTTCCGCCACCTTCCATAAAACATCAGCTATAACTGGATCTGCATTTTCAAGCTGACTAACTTTCTCGCTAATCTTAGCTTTCCAAGCTGGCATTTGGTCCACCTTCTTCTTACCAACGATACGGCGCAACTGCTCCGCCTCATCTAAACTAAAGCCAACCTTAACGGCCATTTTCATCAATTGCTCCTGATAAAGAGGAATACCCCCTGTATAACCTAGAACAGAGTCAAAAAATTCATGAACTGACTGAGATTCTCCAGTCTTAGCATACTCAGCGTATCTGTCTTTAAAGTCTAACGCTCCGGGTCTAGCAATTGCTACAACAGCAGACAACTGTTCAAGATTTCTAGGAGCAACTTTCTGACAGACTTTGAAGTTAGTGTCAGCTTCAATCTGAAAGAGTCCCTGTGGACTTTGTAGGTTAGAAAGGGCAGTATAAATCAAAGGATCATGAGGATCAATGTCGTTAACATTTAAACCTAAGCCCTCACAAACATCATTAACAACTGATAAAGTTCTAAGCCCCAAAATATCGAACTTAACACTCAAGCTCGCAACATCATCCATATCATATCCAGATACTAAAGAGCCATCATTAGTCTTTTGTAGAGGCATAATGTCTGACTGCTGATAGTAGCAGATAGAAATGCCAGAAGGGTGAACTCCTGTATTCTTAACTAAGCCTTCTAATTTTTTAGCTATATGAAAGGCTTTAGGATATTTATCTGCATGTTTTTTGAATGACTCACTCTCATCATAAGCAACTTCCAACCTAGCTACTTTACCAAACTGTTTTGGTATGCTATCGCTAATTTGATTAACTTCTGTTTCATTCAGTTCAGCGACAATCTTACCGCACTCCTTCATGCAAAGTTTGCCGCTAAGAGTGTTTAGAGTTAAGATTTTAGAAGTCCTACCTTTATATTTCTCCTCAATATACTTAACGACTTCACTCCTACGATTATAAGAAATATCGTTATCAACATCAGCAAGAAGAGACCCATCAAGGAAAACTTCACCGCCATGCTCAATCTGCTTGGCCCTGCTTCTAGAAACGA